AGTTCCAAACTTCGCTGCTTTTATTAGACGAGTTTCTAAATGGATATGGATGGAAAGACTTGGGGAAAAAATTGAGTTTGTTGATTATCATTTGTTTAACATTTCTACAACTACTGCGATAAATGAATATGTTCATATAACTAATTAATATAGCCTATTAACCCTATCCTTCTATTTATTTATGACCCCGCAAAGGGTTAGGGCTAAAGCCCGTAACCCTTCGAGCTAGTTTTGGGTTTGGTTTCCTATAAAATCACTAAAGGTAACCCGATACGTTATAATTACTTGATACGACATGCTATCAGCATTAAATGTATCCATTGAGTCTACCCCACATATAAAGTAAAGGGGGTATCCAGGACCAGCTCCAAAGCTGGATTGCAATCCGTCATCCTTCCGTGATAAATTCTGCATACGAGCAGGATCGGCTCGTACTGTTAACTTTTGCATTGTTGGTGATGTGGTTTGTGGTACAAATCGCCATTTCAAGCGTTTGTTTCCTTCTTCAATGAGATTGTCCAAATCGCTTGGATAATCCGTTGGACTCTTGTCGATTAATATAAATAGTCGGCAAGCTCTTTCATTGGACGAAAAGAATTGATTGGCACCTGTTGTAGTGCCTAGTGAGGTTTCTGCGGTGGTGGTGTTGGTGATGTGGTTTGAGAGGGGGATGAATGTGCATGTTGCGGAAGTAACGCGGTATCGTGAGTACAATGCCGCGTAGTTATCATAATACATTGGCTGATGTCCAGATCCAGTAACATTTGGATCAAATATATTATTAACAGCGAAGACATTAACTGCAGAACTACCGTTCCCAGGATTAAGTGTAACCGTTTCAACATATCTCAACGTAGTGTGTTTAATTGGAGGAAATCCTCCTAATGGTGCAAATCTATTCCGAAATGATAAAGCATATCGTCCAGGAAGTCTTCGTGAAACCCTGCGGGTTGTGGTGCTAAACCTCCGCCGAGGTTTACGTTGTGTTCGACGGGTTCTGTAACCCTTTCTCCGAGGGTATGTATACCGTGCCATTTTGACAAATGAGGGTATGTTTAAAACATACGACCAATCAATTTACGCCCATGGGTGTATTGCCCGGCCCAGGGGAGGGGGGTAATACTAGGCCCCCCTCCCCTCATTATTTGATTTGCCAAGGATGTCAAAAAGTAGAAATTGGTGCTTTACACTGAACAATCCTGCAGTAGGAGAAATACAGTTTACTGTTAATTCTCTAAAACTACTAATTGCTAATAAAGAGTTGGGTGAAAACCAAACTCCGCATTTTCAAGGATATTGTGAGTTTAGCAATCCAGTACCATTAAGTACTGTAAGAAACTTCTTACCACGTGCTCATTGGGAAATACGACGTGGATCTCAACTTGAAGCAATTAAATATTGTCTCAAAGATTTCTACGACGGAGATCAAGTTAGCATTCTCTACTCTGACTTGACTCTGGGTCAGCTTGACGACTTTGGGTTCATTAGCTTCGGCGTTGACCAAAGCTTGTCTATTGAAACGTTTATCGACAGTCTCTCCGCGAGAAAGATCTCTAAACTATCAGTCCTTAAACAGTTGATAGATGATGGGGCAAGCGATAAAGAGTTGGCTGATTTCGATTTTGATACTTGGATACGTTCCTATCGTGGCCTTAGCGCTTATCGTATGTTGTCGATACAACCGCGAAATCACGAAATGGAGATCATTGTATTATATGGGCCTACTGGGACTGGAAAGTCCCGCTATTGTCTCGAACAGTTCCCAGGCGCTTACTGGAAGCAGCGAAGCAACTGGTGGGATGGTTACTCCCAACAGGAGACAGTCATTCTAGATGAGTTCTATGGTTGGTTAAAATTCGATACCTTACTAAGGCTCTGCGACCGATACCCGATGATGGTGGAAAGTAAAGGAGGACAAATTCAACTTGGTGGATGTAAAAGAATTATCTTAACTTCAAATGCGCTACCGTCAAATTGGTATAAAGTTCCAAACTTCGCTGCTTTTATTAGACGAGTTTCTAAATGGATATGGATGGAAAGACTTGGGGAAAAAATTGAGTTTGTTGATTATCATTTGTTTAACATTTCTACAACTACTGCGATA